CATCACCACGATCGTCCGCTCGACTCCGTCGTACGGCACTGAGAACGTGGCCCCTGGCTACGTGGCTCTGATCCACCCCGACCTGGAAGCCAGCGTCCGCTCTCTGACCGGCTTCGTGCCCGCTGAGAAGTACGGCACGATGACTCCCTGGGAGAACGAGCTTGGCAAGTGCGAGGACGTGCGCTACGTGTCGTCCACGATCTTCAGCGCATGGGCTGATGCCGGCGGCGCCAAGGGCGACATGCTGTCCACCAGCGGCACCAGTGCCGACGTCTACCCGGTCCTGTACCTGGGTCGTGACGCCTACGGCATCGTGGCTCTGAAGGGCGCCTTCGCTCTGACCCCCATGGTCGTGAACCCGAAGCCTTCCGACAGCGACCCCCTGGCACAGCGTGGCCACGTCGCATGGAAAGCCATGCAGACCGCCACCATCCTGAACGATGCCTGGATGGTGAGGGCTGAAGTTGCCGCTAAAGCCTGATGCTAACGATCCGTTAAAGGATCGTTAAACATCCGGTAGAATCGGGGCAACCAAAAGTTGCTCCGGTTCTATGGCAAAGTTCAAAGGTTTCATCAAGCATTGCGAGGTATGCGGCACCGAGTTCAAGGTGCCAAAGAGTCACGCGCACGTCAGAACGTGCTCAACAGAGTGTGGTTACAAGATCCGCACGGTGGCGAACAAAAAGGAGAAGGTCGAGCTCAAGTGCAAGCACTGCGGCGATTCCTTCTTCACGTTCCCATCTCATGCAGATCGAAGGATCTACTGTTCTGAAAAGTGCAAGCACCAGTCAGATGAGTTTGTCGAGGGGCGTCGAAGAGATGCCGCCGGCGAAAGCAATCCAAACTGGGCTGGCGGCGTATCGGTTCAATCTGTCTCACGAAGTGGCAGGCGGTATTACCGCTCCCAGCCGCACAAAGAGATCGAGAAGGGCGTCCGACGCAAGCGCGCAAAAGACACGGCGACACCAGCATGGTCCAATCGCAACAAGGTTCTCGAGGTCTACGAGCAAGCTCGTAAGATCTCGGAGCTGACGGGCGTGCAACACCATGTCGATCACGTCGTGCCGCTGACAAGCAAGTTGGTCTGCGGTCTCCACAACGAGTTCAACCTCCGAGTGATACCGGCGACTGACAACTTGAAGAAACACAATCGCACCTGGCCAGACATGTGGTGAAAACCACTCCCGCTTGAGGGCTCCGAAAGGGGCCCTTTTCTTTTGGTGCGCAGCAGTTAATCGCGACCAACCCGACGCCGGGGCGGGTAATCCCCCGGCAACTTTCCTGTGAGGTTTCCAATGTCCGACTCCAAAGTCACTACCCTGGACGACGCAGCCGCTCTGGCTGACGCCGCCGTTCCCAGCAACAAGATCGCTCCCAAGACCAGCGCCAAAGCGGTCAAGGGCGCCAACCACGACGCCGCACTCAGCGGCAAGAAGCGCGTGGTCACGATCCACCCGACCAACGACGAAGGCGGCTCTGACGCCGTGTTCCTGTCGCTCAATGGCTACGCCTACCAGATCCCCCGCGGCACGCCCGTGGAGGTGCCTGAAGAGGTCGTCTCGATCCTGAAGAACGCCAAGATGGAAATCATGTCGTTCGGCAAGGACGGCGAAGTCATCGTGCGCGAGACCCAGCGTTTTCCGTTCTCCGCCGAGTAAGGCCTGACCGATGGCAGCACCCACCAAAGTCAAAGACATCCTGTATGCGGTTTCGACGCAGCTGCAGGATGTTGACCCGCAGTTCGAGCGCTACACCCAGCGCGAACTCGTCACCTGGCTCAACGAGGGCCAGAAGGCGATCGCCAAGTACGTGCCCTCGAGCTGCTCCCGGGTGGATGCCATCAAGCTCGTGCCCGGCACCAAGCAGTCCATCACCAAGGTCCTCGCCGCCAACATCAAGCGCGGCGATGGCCTTGCCTCGACGGACCTGTACGGCATCGCTCTGACCTCGCTGATCCGCAACATGGGCAGCGACGGTCAGACGCCCGGCCGCGCCATCCGCGTGCTCGACCGCGAGACGCTCGACGCATTCACGCCCAACTGGCACACCCAGACCGGCGACTACATCGAGGGCTTCGTCTACGACCCTCGGACCCCACAGATTTTCTACGTCACCCCGGGCGTCAAGGCGCTGGCCACGCTCTGGGTTGAGGCCCAGCTGATCGCCAACCCTGACGACATTGACGTCAACGGCTCGTACGGCATGAACGGCAACGACGCCACCACGGTGTCGATTGACGAGCAGAACACCGACGACCTGACCAACTACATCCTGGCCCGCGCCTACGCCAAGGACAGCGAGTCGTCCAACGTGGCCATGTCCGGCATGTACGGCCAGCAGTTCGTCTCCAGCATCAACGCCCAGGCCACGGCCATCACCGGCGTCAACCCCAACCTGCGCTGGTCTGCAGGCGGCTTGACCGCACCAGCACCGTCGCCGAAGGCCTGACATGAACGTCTCCGACATCGTCCCATTCGTCGCACCCGAGGTGCCTGGCTGCCCTGAGGTTCTGATCAAGCAAGCCATCGTGCAGACCGCCATCGAGTTCTGCACTGAAACACTGGCCTGGCAGGAGATCCAGGACCCGGTCATCGTGATCGACAAAAGCAACGAGCTCGACGTCGAGGTGCCCACCGGCGCCCGCATCGTGACCGTCAAGGACATCTGGGCCAGCAACCGCAAGCTGCGCCCGGTGACCATGGAGCAGCTGTTCGAGCGCCTGCCCAACTGGCAGACCGCCGAGGGCTCCGAGCCGACCTACTACAACGCCTCGGCCGACTGGCGGACCATCCGCATCTACCCGATCCCATTGGACGCCAATCGCGCCAAGCTGACCATGCGCGTGGCCTACGCACCCACACTGGCCGCCACGACGTTGCCCGACGAGATCGGCACCAAGTACCTGGACGGCCTCACTGGCGGCACCAAGTCGCGCCTGATGCTCATGCCGGGCCGCTCGTGGACCAACGCACAAATGGCCGGCGTGTACCGCCAGCAGTTCAACGACCAAATGCTCAAGGCAAAGATCGACGTCCTCCACGACCGTGTGCAGGGCAGTGTTTCGGTTCGCCCGCACCCGTTCGCATAACAAGGTTTCAAATGGCCGCAGCAAATTACGACTTTGAGATTGAGCAGGGGGCAACCCTGATTAAGCCGATCGTCTGGAAGGACAGCGCCGGCGTGCCTGTGAACCTTGCTGGCTACAGCGCCCGCATGCAGGTTCGCCGGAGCGCCTCCTCTGACGACGTGTTGCTTGAGATGACGACCCAGAACGGGAAGATCCAGATTGCCGCAGCCACGGGCACCGTCACGCTTGTCTTTGGCGCAACCACCACCGCGGCCATCAACTGGCGCCGCGGCAAGTATGACCTCGAGCTCGTGTCTGCTGATGGCACCGTGACCCGCTTGATCGAGGGAGAAATTTCTGTTTCCCCGGAGATCACGCGATGACTGACCTGGTCGTAGTTGAAGTCCAGGGCGCGACGGTCGTCGTCCAGGAGGCCTCGCCAGCGCAGCTGCTCGAAGTGGCTGCAGTAGGTCCGCAGGGCCCTCAGGGCGACAAGGGCGACAAAGGGGACAAGGGCGACACCGGCGACGTGACGCCCGAGCTCATGGCCGCGAAGGTTGCGGCAGAGACCGCAGCCACAAACGCTCAGGGCTCTGCCACGTCAGCCTCAAGCTCGGCCACGGCAGCTTCCGCCAGCGCCGCCTCGGCCACTGCAAGCGCGACATCGGCAACCAACAGCGCAACCGCCGCATCAGCCAGCGCAAACGCTGCGCAGACTGCGGCCGCAACTGCAACGACAAAGGCTGGCGAGGCATCGGCCTCGGCCGCCAATGCAGCTGCCAGCGCCACCTCCGCATCCGCATCGGCCGCCGCGGCTACCACAAAATCCGGCGAAGCAAGCACGTCGGCAACCAATGCAGCCGCAAGCGCGTCCTCGGCTGCCACATCGGCTTCTACAGCTTCCACCAAGGCTTCTGAGGCCGCGTCCAGCGCGACATCTGCCGCAAGTTCTGCTTCCTCTGCCCAGTCCTCCGCCGCTACTGCCACGACCAAGGCGTCCGAGGCATCCACAAGCGCAAGCAATGCAGCCACGTCGGCCACAAATGCCGCCACGAGCGCGTCCGCTGCCGCGGCAAGCCAGACATCTGCAGCCACATCCGCCAGCACGGCAACCACGCAGGCGGGCATTGCCACGAGCAAGGCGACCGAGGCGGCCGCATCCGCGACCGCCGCAGCCAACGGCGCGGCTTCCGCATCGACTTCTGCCGCCACGGCAACAACCAAGGCGTCTGAAGCGAGCTCCAGCGCAAGCTCGGCGGCGGCCGCCCGGCTGGCCGCAGAGACTGCTCGCGACCAGGCCCTGGCCGCGTTTGACAACTTCGACGACAAGTACCTCGGCGAAAAGGCAAGCGATCCCACGACCGACAACGATGGCAATCCGCTCATTGTTGGAGCTCTGTACTTCAACACCCAGCCATTGAACTCGGGTGGCGGCATGAAGGTCTACGGCGGCTCTGGATGGTTGGCCGCCTATTCATCACTGTCTGGCGCCTTAATTGCCGCGAGCAACCTTGCCGACCTGACGAACGTTGTTTCCGCCCGCAGTAACCTGGGTCTTGGCAACGTGGAGAACAAGTCATCCGCCGCAATCCGGTCGGAACTGACCAGCGGCAACGTCACATCAGCTCTTGGATTCACGCCGTACAACGCCGCAAGCCTGAGCGCCGACCTGGCGCCATACCTATTGTCGGCAACCGCATCAAGCACCTACCAGCCGATTCTCGTATCCGGCGCCAGTATCAAGACCGTAAATGGTCAGTCGGTCCTTGGCTCCGGCAACATTCAAATTGATGGCGGTGTAACCAGCTTCAACGCCAGGACTGGCGCGGTCACGCTGTCTTCGTCTGATGTGACCGGCGCCCTTGGCTTTGCGCCGGCATCTGCGGCGTCTTTGGCAACCGTGGCAACGAGCGGCTCATACAACGACCTGTTGGGCAAGCCGACACTGTTCTCTGGCGCATACGCCGATCTGACCGGCAAGCCAGCCAATGTCTCGTTTTTCACGAACGACGCCGGCTACCTGACGAGCATCACAGGCTCTCAGGTCACCTCTGCGCTGGGCTATACACCCTACAACGCAGGAAGTCTTAGTGGCGACTTGGCTCCATATCTGCTGTCGGCCACGGCCGCGAGCACGTATCAACCGATCCTCGTGTCTGGGACCAGCATCAAGACCGTGAACGGTCAATCCGTGCTTGGCTCAGGAAACATCCAAATCGACGGGGGCGTAGTCAGCTTCAACACGCGGACCGGCGCGATCACGTTGACGTCCGCTGATGTGACTGGCGCGCTTGGCTTCACTCCAGCTGCGTTGCAAAGCCAGCTTCTTGCCTACTACCCGTATACGGCAACAGCTGGACAGACCACATTCAGCGGCGCCGCAAGCAACGGGTTCACGCTGTCGTACACACCGGGCGGAATCCTGGTCACGCTCAACGGTGTTGTTCTCGACGCATCGGAGTACACAGCCAGCAACGGCACAAGCGTTGTGCTCGCATCAGGGGCATCAGTCGGCGACGTATTGGCCGTCCACGCATTCCAGACGGCAACCGTCGCGAACACCTACACGCAGGGCCAAACAGACTCGCTGCTGGCGGCAAAGCTATCGCTGTCCGGCGGCACGATGTCCGGCGCCATCACATTCGCAGCAGGGCAAACATTCCCTGGTGCAGCATCAACAGGCAAGGCCATCGCTATGGCCATCGTTTTCGGAGGCTAAATGGCAGCGCCAAACATCGTCAACGTCAGCCAGATCTACGGCAAGACAAACACCACAGATCTGAACAGCACCAGCGCAATCTCTGTGGTAAGCAACGCAGCAAGCTCTGGCAAGGTCTTGAAGATCAACTCGCTGGTCGTTGCCAACGTGGACGGCAACTCGCCGTTCGACATCACGATCAACCTCTACAGCGCAGCCGCCCTGGGCGGTACGGCCACGGCCATCGCTTCCACGATCTCTGTGCCTGCTGATGCCACGCTGGTGGTGATCGACAAGTCCACCTCGATCTACCTTGAAGAAGACAAGTCGATTGGCGCGATTGCCAGCTCGGCCAACAAGCTCAAGGTGGTGTGCTCTTACGAGGAGATTGCGTAATGGCGCAGCGTCAAAACGGCGGGGTCATTGGCCCGGTAAAGACGCCCACGGCTCTGGCGGCCAGTGGCATTTGGACGCTTGAAGAGCAGAACCAGGCCAAGCAGCTCGGCGCGTGGCCAGCGTCGGCGCTCCAGATCAGCCGTTCACTGCGCTTCAACTCTGCTGACTCTGCTTATTTGAATCGGACGCCTGCCAGTGCGGGGAATCGCACTACTTGGACGTTTTCAGCATGGGTGAA